AGCATTTCAAATATATTTACGTTTAAAATAAACGTACTCGTTAATATAATTAACAATGGCAAATAAAGACCTTTTAAAAGAGGCTATTGCTGAAGCTAAGACAATTCGTGAATCTGCCATTGCTAACGCTAGAGAAGCTCTAGAAGAAACAATCACCCCACATCTACGTGACATGTTAGCTGCCAAGCTCCAGGAAATGGAGACTGAGGAAGTCGATGAGGTCGTTGAAGATGCTGTGGCTGAGGAAGTCAACGAAGAGGAAGAACTAGCCGAAGTAACAGAGGAAGAAGTAACCGAAGCTGAAGTTTCTGAAGAGGAACTAGCAGTAGCCGAGGCTGACGATGACTCAGAAGAATCTGAAGAGGAAGCTGAAGAAGAAGAAGTCGAAGGTGAGGAAGCCGAAGAAGAAGTTGAAGTCAAAGACATGGAAGTCGAAGACCTCAAAGATATGATTCGTGATATCCTTGCTCAAGAACTCGGTCATGAAGGCGAAGAAGAGCTCGATGCTGTTGATGGAGAAATGGACGCTGCCGACGATATGGTATCGGCCGATGACGAAATCGACCTCAACGAACTTCTAGCCCAGCTTGAAGAAATGGCCAAAGAGGATGATATGGACGAAGCAAAGCATAAAGATGAAGATGCTATGGAAGAAGCCAAGCATGAAGATGAAGATGCTATGGAAGAAGGACAGGGTAACGTAGATGCTCATGAGGAGAATCCACATGATCAGCTCGAAGAAGCTCATGCTGTCATCGAACAGCTTAGAGGAGAGCTTCAGGAAGTTAACCTTCTTAACTCCAAATTGCTTTATGTCAATAAACTCTTCAAAGCCAACAACCTTACAGAATCGCAGAAAGTAAATGTCATCACGGCATTTGACAAAGCTGAAACTGTCAAGGAAGTCAAGCTTGTATATGAAACTGTTTCTGAGAACCTAGTTTCTACGCCCGCTAAACAAACAGTAAAAGAGCATAAGTCGTTTGCATCTGCTCCGGCTGGTAACTCCACCAAAGGTGAAGTCATCAACGAAGTGTCTGACGCAGTACGTCGCATGCAGAAATTAGCTGGCATTATTTCTTAACACAACCCTTTAGATAATTCTAACAATGGAAGTAAAAAATTTACTTGAGAGTGCAAACACTTACAAGAGCATGGAGCAGGAAGCTTCCCGCCTTGCTAATAAGTGGGGAGCCTCCGGCCTGTTGGAGGGCATTACTGATGTAAAAGAGCAGGGCACGATGGCCATGATGCTCGAAAATCAGGCTAAGCAGATTGTTGCTGAGCAGTCCAATACAGGTACCGGTGGTTCTTTCTCCGCTGGTGATGGCGAGCAGTGGGCAGGCGTAGCTCTTCCCCTTGTACGCAAAGTCTTCGCTCAGATCGCAGCCAAAGACTTCGTTTCGGTTCAGCCTATGAACCTTCCTTCTGGTCTGGTATTTTACCTAGACTTCAAATACGGTACTAACACTGGCGGTTTTGCTTCTGGTGACAACATGTACGGTACGCTTGACACACTGGATACAGACGCTTCTGGCGGTCTCTACGGTGCAGGTCGTTTTGGATACACGATCAACTCTGCTTCTGCAGCTATTACGCAGTCCACCGCCGCCGCTACTTCGGCTTCGATTGGCTACGAGGATGGTGTAAATCCTGGCGACTACAAAACAGTCGTTGTTGACCTTTCCGGTACTAGCTTTGATTCGAAAGGCGTTCGCGCTTTCCGTCTCCTTTCCGGTTCTACAGACGTTACCAACTACCCAGAATTCACTACTGTTTCTGGAGATAACGTAACTTTTGTTGTCAAGGCTACGGACCTTACCGTTACAACATCGATCACAGGTTCGGTTGTGTACCACAAACAGCCTGCTGATAACAGCCGCGGCGACTTCGAAGATACAGCAGGTACGCTGAAGATTCCTGAAGTCAATGTTGAGCTTAGAAGCGAGGCCGTTGTTGCTAAAACACGCAAGTTGAAAGCACAGTGGACTCCTGAATTCGCACAGGATCTGAACGCCTACCACAGCATCGACGCTGAGGCA